TTGCGAGTGGTAGTGGTGTTGTTATTAGGGATGATGGGTCTCTAGTAGGAACAGCAACAACTATTGATTTTGGAGCAAACTTAAGTGTAAGTTTTGCTTCTGGTATTGCTACTATTACTGGATCTGGTGGTGGAGGGGGGAATACAACTAGAACAACATCTAGATTTGTTGCAACTGCAGCACAATCATCATTTGGTGTAAATTATATTGTAGGATACATTGATGTATTTTTAAATGGTTCTAAATTAGATTCAACAGAATATACTGCAACTGATGGAACAACAGTTGTTCTAGCAGAATCCGCAAGTGCGAATGATGTGTTAGAATTTATATCATTTACTACTATTTCACTATCATCAATTGATACGTTAGTTATAGACGATAATTCAACAAATGCTGATAGATATTTAACTTACACTAATATAGTTTCTGGAAGCATAAGTTCAATAAGAGTTGCTTCTGGGAAACTAATTTTTAATCCCGGTACTAGTACATTTACTACTGGAAATATAGTTGGAACAAATTTAAATATTTCCGGAGTATCTACTTTAGGGAATATTGCTAATCTAAATGTAACTGGAGTATCTACTTTATCCAATCTAAATGTAACCGGAATAGCAACAATATCAACATTAATTCCAACACAAACTAGAATACAAGATGCTGCAGAAAAAATTATTAGAATTAACGGAAATACAGTATCTATTAATTATTCTAGTGGTGGTGGTAATATTGGATTATGCACCAATCCCAGTGGAAATATTTCATTGGCAGTTACTGGAATTCCAACAGATAGTTCTTTTGATAATCATTCTATTTTGTTTAGTGTTGTTGTTATACAAACTGGAACTGCAAGAACTTGTACTGCAGTGAGTCTAAATGGAGTTTCAAAAACTATTAAGTGGCCTAGTGGAACTGTTGGATCTGGTACAACTAATTCTTATGATATATTTAACTTTATTGGAATTAACACTATAGGATCTGCGAGTACAACTTCAAATTATGAAGTTTTAGGAATTGTCAATGGAGGATTTAGATAATGTCACCTATTATTTCTAGAGTTGGAACTAGTTTTGGATTTAATAAAGGAATATCATCATTATATTCATTATATTCATTCAGTTCTCACACTTTTACCAACGCAACAGCAGTAGGGCAAAATGGTCCGTCGTTAGCAAACTGCCAATCTGCATATTCTGCAACAAGTTGGAAAAATAATTCAGAATACTTTACCACTTCAAGTGGAATTCAAATTTGGACTGTTCCTGCCAGCGGATCTTATACGATTACTGCTCTAGGCGCTTCTGGCGGAGCAAATAATGGTGGATCTTATTATCCAGGTCGTCCAGGAACTGGAGCAACTATTATTGGAACTTTTATATTGAGTGTGAATACATTATTGAATATTGTTGTTGGGCAATTAGGAGTTTATGGTGCTAATGGGTCTGGCGGTGGTGGGGGAAGTTTTGTATATACTGGATCTATTGGTGGTGCTGGATTATTAATTGCTGCTGGTGGTGGTGGTGGATGTGGACATGGAAGTAGTACTTATGCTTCCGGTGCTTGGGGAGGTGGTGGAAGTGCAACTACTAGTCCTGTTGCAGGCATATCTTCACCAGGAACTGCTGGATCTAAAGGAACTGGTGAAGGTGGTTTGGGTGGAACATATAATTTTGGATCTGCTGGAGGAGGGGCAGGATGGCTTTCTGTTGGAGATAGAGGTCAGGGAACGGGTTCATATAGATCTTTTGGTGGAACTAGATGGGTTGGTGGAAGTCCTGACGGTACAGGAGCAGGTGGTGTAAATACTGGGCAGGGTGGATTTGGTGGTGGTGCTGGATGGGGTGGAAATAATGGAGCATCAGGAGGTGCTGGAGGATATTCTGGAGGTGGTGGTGGTAATGGATTTAATGGAAATTCTTGGGGTGCTGGTGGTGGTGGAGGATCTTATAATTCCGGAACAAATCAGACTAATATTGCAGGAACTACTGGAGCTTCCTCTAATATTGTGCATGGAAGTGTGATAATTCAGTATTTGGGATACTAAACATAAATAATTAAAAAGAGACCTATAAAACTTAATGGGAAAAACTAGAAACACTGGAAAATTAAGTTCGGATAATATTATTCTTGCAAGTACATTAAATTCTAATGTTACTGTTGGTTCTGGAGTAACATTGGGATCTTCTGGAATTCAAGTTTCTGGTATTGTGTCAGCAACTACTTCAATTCCACTCCAATTGTTAACAAGGTCAGTTGCAGAAAGAACCTCTATTGTATCAGGAAACATAATAGATCTTTCTTTCACTTCTGGTTCTGGCAACGTTGCCATTTCGTCCAATCCATCAGGAAATATTACACTCAACGTAATAAACATTCCAACAGATAGTTATTTTGATAATCATAGTATCTCATTTTCTGTGATTGTAACTCAGACTGGAACTGCAAGAACTTGTACTGCAGTGAATTTAAATGGAGTTTCTAAAACAATTTACTGGACAGGAAAATCTCTTGCAAATGCAATTTCAGGTGTCACAACTACGAATGGGTATAATATATTTACTTTTACCGGTATTAATACTGTTGGATCTGCAAGTACAACTCTAAACTATGTAATACTCGGAAGTGTAAGTGGAGGTTTTTCTGTATAATGCCTTTTATTTCTAGAATTAGTACTGGATATCAAGGATATAAAAAACAAGGTGGAATACTTGTTTCATCAAGTTTATATTCATTCACTACTTTTACCTTTACTCATGGAAATTGGCAACAGTATCCTATTGGTAGCGCAGTATCTCCAAGACAAACTAATCAGTCTTCCGCATCTACTGGAGATAATTTAGCAACATTTTTAAGTATTTATAATACTTCAATATATCCATGGATTAATAATACTGCATATTATAATGTTACCACTTCGGGATTTCAAAAATGGACAGCTCCTGAAACTGGAACTTATAGGATAACTGTTGCTGGCGCTGCGGGTGGGTTTCATCCATTAACCATTGCAGGATCTGGTGCTATCATAACGGCAGATGTATCACTTATTAAAGGTCAAATTTATACTGTACTTGTAGGTAAGCGAGGGGAAAATACTACTAATCTTTCCAGCACTAATGCTGGAGCTGGTGGTGGTGGAGGGTCATTTTTCTTTATTGATGCATTTGATACAACTCCAATAATTGCTGCTGGTGGTGGAGGTGGATCTTGTTTACAACGAGGAGGTGTTAATGCAAGTTTGACAACAAATGGAGCAAACGGAAATGGGGGTTTAATTACTGGTGGGGCTGTTGGTGGAATAAATGGTGGAATTTCACAAGTAAACTCTCTGGATGGAAATTATGATGCCGGTGGTGGTGCTGGTTGGTTATATGGAAATGGTGAAATCAACATTAATGCAAATGATGCTAGTTTTGGGTATGCACCAAGATATGGTGGAAGAGGTGGATTCCGTAGTGCTGATGGTGCTGATGATTGGGGTGGTCATGGTGGATTTGGTGGTGGGGGTGGAGGTACAACGGAAAACGGTAGTTCCGGCGGCGGAGGAGGATATAGTGGTGGGGGTAAAGGTAGTAATGATGTGACCTACGGCGGCGGTGGCGGCGGCGGAAGTTTCTTCTCAGGAACTTTAATATCATCTTCTGCATCTAATACTGGACAAGGATATGTAACAATAACTAAAAACTAATTTTTTCACAATATAAGGCACCATTAACTGAAATGAGTATGGGCCGTGGAATGACCGAACATTTTATAGATACTTTACCAATACAAGAAGTTATAGATTACGCAAACCAATACCTAAAAAAACACAAAGACCTCAGTCACACTTGACAAATCACTCAAAGTGCTCTATAATATTCTCGGTTAACCAACGAAAAAAAAATTTTATGATTAAATCTATTCTTGCTGCTATTGCTCTTTCTACTGCAACTGCTCTTCCTGCCAGATATCTCCGGTTTTTATGTAAAAATCTGTATGATTATCTATTGCTTTTAATGTCCTATGAATAGGACCATTCCAGGGTTCTCGGATCGGAGTGTTGAAGTCCCTAGACATTATTGAAAGGTTCTTGGAATATTTAGCAAAAAATCTAATGATAAGCACTCATACTCATTGACAGGATTTCCTGACAATGCTATGATAAATAGATGTTAAGGAATGTAATGTTTCTTAATCTTGCCCCACCAGGACTAATGGGCAAGTAAAATCCGTCCTTTTACCTATGCAGGAGGGTTGCATAGGAATACTTTTACCGTTCAGCACCTCCTGAACTCATATCTATCCCTTTTTAATAAATGACTGCTACAATTGCTACACGCAAAACTTTTAATGCCTGGGACGAATTTTGTTCCTGGGTAACTTCAACCGATAACAGACTTTATGTTGGTTGGTTTGGAGTTCTGATGATTCCAACCCTACTTGTTGCTACTTCGGTTTTTATTATTGCATTTATTGGTGCCCCAAGTGTGGACATTGATGGTATTAGAGAACCCGTTTCTGGGTCTCTTATGTACGGTAACAACATCTAGATGGTGTCACTCACAAGTAATTGTGAGAAGTAAATTGGGTGAATTGCTGGAAAGAGAAACCACTCCAATCAGCAGCGAAGCCTTAAGTACACTTGAGGAACGTTCAACGACTACCTGAGGAGTTCAGTCTCCTTAATAACAGGATTAAGCGCCCAACTCCTTTATAACATATTGTAAAGGATGAAGATATAGTCTAACTTCTATGATAACTTACTTAGCAATACGACTTTCTAATGGTGATTACTATTGGGGTTCCACCTCAATGACTCTTAAAAAAAGAGAAAACCTCCATAGAAGGTTTAAAGGAAACGACCACTTTCACAATTCTCTTAAAAAGTATCATAATGATTGGATATTTCTTGAAATATTTAATGAAGATACTAATACTAGAGAAACTGAAAGAAAAATGCTTTCTATTCACTTTAATAGAAAAGGTTGTTTAAATCTTTCTAATGAACCTCAAGGTTGGGGTACTGGTAAAAATCACGCCAGAAATAAAAATCCTCAATACTGGGAACATTTAAAAGGTGATAATCACCCAAGAAGAAAAAATCCAGAAAAATGGAATAATCTACTTGGAGAAAATCATTGGACTAGAAAAGCAGATATTTCTGTTTTACGAAAACTTGGAGAAAGATTTCCAATAATGTCTGGTGATGATAGTCATATGAAAGACCCCGAGATTGCTAAAAAAGTTTCTAAGTGGAGACAAGGAAAAAATATTGATCCTTGGTTAAAGGCAGATGTTGTTTATGGTATTTGGATTCTATCCAATAAACCAAAACCAACTGCAAAGGCTTGGGCAAAGAAAACAAATTTTCCTTATTACTCCCTTAGGTCTATGGTCTCTTCATTTTTTGAAGGTTGGATACCTTATGAAGATGAAGAATGGATTTCGTGGAAGGCATCTCTGGTGCCGTAGTGCCAAGTTCTAATGCTATTGGATTGCATCTCTATAATCTTTGGGATGCTGCTTCTATTGACGAAGCACTTTATAATGGTTGGGCATATCAAGCAGTGGTATTCCACTTTTTGATTGGTGTTTGGTGCTATCTTGGTCGTGAGTGGGAACTCTCATTCAGACTTGGAATGCGTCCTTGGATTGCAGTTGCTTATAGTGCTCCTGCTATTGCTGCGACTGCTGTATTCTTGATTTATCCCTTTGGTCAAGGAAGTTTTAGTGACGGAATGCCTCTTGGTATTTCTGGAACCTTTAATTATATGCTTGTATTTTCTGCAGAGCATAAATAATATTGTGCTCGTTAAACTAGGTGAACTATTGGAAAGCTAAACTAATGTGTACAAACTCACAAGATTTTAAGAATAAAAAACTTATAATTTTTCTTGAACTTATTGAATCAAGAAATCAAGAGTTTGTGTCTGGAAACTACGAAAATAAACTTTCACAACTTGAAGTCTATTGTCCCCTCCATAACATTCTTCACAAAACTAATTTTGATAACTATCGTCGTTCTAAAACAGGATTGCCTTGTTGTGGAAAAGATAGACAATCTAAACTATTGACTGGAAGAGTTTATTCTCCCGAAACTATTGAAAAAATGAGACTTGGTGCTAGAAATAGACCTAGAAAATCAAGAACAAATAGAGAATGGAGAAAAACTCAAGAGTTTCGTGATTGGAGAATAGATGTTAGAAAAGATTGGGATTATGTATGTGCTATTACTGGAAAGAAAGGTGATTTAGATACTCACCATCTTTATAATGGAACTCTATATGAGAACCATAGATTTAATTCAAATAATGGCATATTAATTGATACCTATTATCATAAGTTATTTCACGATACTTATGGGTATAATGACAATACACTTGAAATGTTTCTAGAATTCATTAGCAAGCTAATCAATAACCAAGTCCAACTGGAAAGTTGGAAAGGTTTAGAGACTAGGACATACGACCCAGAACGGGTTATGGAGTCCCAAGAGCGCCTAGCCCAACTTCAATACAAACTAGAAGTTGGTGATGATATAGTCCGACACTCCGACGAAAGTCGGAGAGTTGAGGATAAAGAGCCTCAACATAACAGATGAATATTCTAATGAACCCTTTTCATATGTTAGGTGTTGCAGGTGTTTTTGGTGGTGCTTTGGCATCAGCAATGCATAGGGAACTGTGCCCTTTCTGAGTAATCAGAAAGTGAAAATCGGGTGAACTGCTGGAACCCTAAGTCCTTTGTGGATACGGCAATCAGCATCCAAGTCTTAGATACATCTAAGGAAGGTTCAGAGACTACCTGAGGGGTTCAGTCCTCTTAATAACAGGTTTAAGTGCCCGACAACCTAATACAAATAGGTTGATGATATAGTCCACTCCTTATGAAAATAAGGTACAATAGGGGTTCCCTCGTAACCTCTTCATTGGTTCGTGAAACAACCGAAACCGAAAGTCAAAATTATGGATATAAGTTTGGTCAAGAAGAAGAAACTTATTCAATAGTTGCTGCACACGGGTATTTCGGTCGTCTTATTTTTCAATATGCTTCCTTTAATAATTCCCGTAGTCTTCACTTTTTCCTTGCTGCACTTCCAGTATTTGGTATTTGGTGTGCTGCTATGGGTATTGCAGTTTCATCTTTCAATCTGAATGGTCTGAATTTTAACCAAAGTATTTTGGATAATCAAGGTCGTCCAATCAATACTTGGGCGGACTTATTAAATGGAGCAAATTTAGGAATTGAAGTGATGCATGAACGCAACGCCCATTAGAAAGTGGTGGCTCTATCAAGTAATTGATAGATGTAAATCGGATGAATTGCTGGAACCCCTCCAAAATATAAGGGCAATCAGCAGCCAAGCCTCAAACGAACTTTTGAGGAAGGTTCAACGACTAGGTGGTTTAGGGAGCGCCCTATGTAATACACCATTAGCGTCCGACAACCTAACAAGGTTGATGATATAGTCTGCTCCGTAAGGATGGTAAATTTACGGGTTAAGCGAACTTTCCTTTAGATTTGGCAGCTGCAGAAACAACTTCGGTTGCTCTAACTGCTCCTTCTATCGGATGATATAATAAGGAGGAACTCTTCGGAGTTCCTTTTTTTATAAATAATTAAGCACGAAAGAAAACACGAATGACTAAACTATACTCCGACCTTTACAGAACTTGTATGACTTGTGATGTTGAGAAGTACATCACGGAGTTTTATATTCGTGATAAAAAAACTGGAAGAAGGCACTCTGCTTGTAAAGAATGTGATAAAGCAAGAGTAAAGGCAAGACACCAAGAAAATCCAGAAAGAACAAGGAATAATGACTTAAAAAGAAATTATGGAATAACACTCAAAGAGCATAAACAGATGTATGAGGAACAGAATGGTGTTTGTGCTACTTGTAAAAAACCAGGTGATGGAAAGTGGGAAAAACTTTGCGTAGACCACGACCATAAGACGGGCAAAGTTCGGCAATTGCTTTGTAGAAGATGTAATATGATATTGGGTCAAGCATATGATGATATAAGTCTTTTTGAGGAATATATTAAATACCTACAAAAGCATCAATAGAAAATGCTCCTCATCCTCCTTCTCTTTCAACTCTTCGGAGTGTTTCTCTTTCTGATGTCTCTACTATGATAACCTCCACCACTTCAAATAAACTTGCAGAGATTATCAGAGACACTTGGCCAAATCTTTACAGACCACCAGCAGATTTCAAACCACCATCAGATTATAAATCAAAAAAGAAAGATAAATAATAACAGATGCTTTCCTAAATGGAACTCTATAATTCGTCCAAAGATTATTTGTATCATTTGCATACAAGTTCATCAGCAGAAGCAAAACGAATGTGGAGAAAATCAATAAGAGAAAAATGGAATAATAAATGTGCTTACTGCGGAGGTACAAATAAACTCACAATTGATCACGTAGTGCCACAATGTAAAGGTGGTAGTGATTTTCTTACAAACGTAGTATGCTGTTGTGAAGAATGTAATCGTTCCAAAGCACATTGCGACTGGGAAACCTGGTATTATAATCAAGAATTCTTTACAGAAGAACGAATGACTGCTATAATCAATTGGATGAAACCTCAAACTAATGAAAATCTATATAAGTACAGACCAAGAAAAAATAATGCATCTTAATGGAATCTGAAAGTAGAATCCCCCTAATAAATCTAGGGGGATTCATTATCGCAAACTTAACTATAATTATACCTATTCTTTTTATCTTATGAAATTCGCAGTTTACTCAAAAGACGGTTGTCCATATTGCAGTAAGGTTGAACAAGTGTTACAATTAGCAAACCTTGAGAATGTTGTCTATAAACTCGGTGAGCATTTTGATCGGGATTCATTTTATTTTGAATTTGGTGAAGGATCTACATTTCCTCAAGTAATTTGTGATGAGCAGCATATTGGAGGATGTACTGACACGATTCGATATTTAAGAGAACAAAAGTTAGTTTGATGAAGAATGAAAAAAATAATCTAAATAAAGATGAACCCCAGATAAATCGGGGGTTTGAGTTGTTAATTAGAGATAGGAGGAGAAGATCATTAGCACCAAAGACTTTTCAATTGAAGTTTGGTAAAATGATTTCTCTTCTTCGAAGAGAGATACACATTCACTTTGACTTTCATTTTGATATACAGAAAAAGTAACTCTCGGAGAGAAAAATGTTAGCAGTAGCACTCACAATCGGAACACTGGTATCAATTCTGTTCTTTTTTGTAGGAGGAGTAATTGGATGGTTGGCCAAAGAACATTTCTATCAAATTCAACCTGTTTATACACACCCAGAGATGTTTGATGAAAATGGGAACGTACTTCCCGATGAAATTTTAGCAATTAGATTTGAAAATGGTGGTGATGAAGATGATGAAGAAGATGATGAAGATGGTTAATAGATACTAATACCTGTGTGATCCGAATCTATCAAGTAAAAGGTGCTTCAGGGCACCTTTTCATTTTAAAATGTAAAAGGAAAATAAGAAAAAAAGAGAAGAGATAAATAAAAAACAAAGAGAGAAAGAAAAAAATAAAATTACACAATCTCTTTGAATATGTTAGATTAAATTTATGTATCGTATCATTAAATAACTATGACACAGACACCGACGAAGACTAAAACATCTCCAGCGGTGGCACTGCTGCTGCCACCTAATCCATTTACTTTTGAAATTCTAGAACTTGCCTCAAAACAAAGAAGTAGTTCTAAGAAAGTTGAAGTTCTTAAAACATACGAACACGACTCTCTTAAGGCAATTTTTATTTGGAACTTTGATGACACTGTAATCTCACTTCTTCCTGAAGGAGAAGTTCCTTATGGTGATGTGAATCAGCAAAATGTTTATTCGGGTAGTCTATCCGAAAATCTTTCTAAAGAATCTAGAGGCGGAGAATCTGCGACTGGTCAAGACTTGGATGGTAGAGGTAAAACTTCTCTTCGTAGAGAGTTTCAAAATCTTTATCATTATGTGAGAGGTGGTAATGATTCTCTTACAAGTATTCGTAGAGAAATGATGTTCATTAATCTTCTGCAGGGACTTCATCCAAAAGAAGCAGAAATTGTTGTTCTTACTAAAGATAAAAAACTTACTGATAAATATAAAGTTAATTTTGAAGTAGTGAAGGAAGCATATCCTGACATTACTTGGGGCGGGCGTTCGTGAGTAGAACACATAATGCTGTAAAAAATACTCAAAAGGAGTCAATTTTGGATAAATCTAAAGAGAACAAAATTGCACCATCAGAGTATGGGTGTGAAATTCTTTTGGAAAAAACTATACTAGAAAAGGTAAAGGATCCTTCATTTCCAAGTGATGCCAAATTGATTTGGTATGAAGTTAATGAAGAAACTCATATGGATCTTTGTCGTGGAAAAAATGTAAAGATATTTGACATGTACTATGACAAGTATGGTCCTGGTGCAGTTCAAAAAATTGATTTTGGTTATGGAAAAACAAACCCTAGGGTTTGGGGATGTAAACCTAAGGGGGTAAAAAAAAGAAAATGAGTGCAGGATTTGGTGCCGAAAAAATTAAAAACGGTAAGGCAAAAGTGATTATTAATGATGATGAAGTAAACAAAGTATTGAAGAGATATAAGAAGATTAAAAAATATATGAAATCTCCACTGTATACTGTCAAGACAATTGATGGTACAGAAGAACTTGTGAGTTCATTAATTAAAGAAGCAACAGAGGATCCGGTAATCTAATGGGAAAGCACTATCTACTAAATCTATATGATTGCTCTTTCGTTCTTTTGAATGACGAACAATATCTTATAAAATTATTGGAAAGTGCGGCAGTTCTATCAGGTGCAACAGTAGTGCAGACAGTATCTAAAAAATTTGAACCTCAAGGCGTCACAGTTATTTGTTTACTTGCAGAAAGTCATATTAGCATTCATACTTGGCCAGAAGAGGGAAAGGCAGCAGCAGATTGCTACACATGTGGAGATTCCGATCCAAAATTGGGTTGTGATATGATTATCAAGAATTTAAATTCAATCAACCATACACTTACTTACATAGAACGATGAAATTTGACACAACTTTTATTAGTGATGTTCATTTAGGAACCGACCGATGTAATGTTGAAAAGTTTCTCAAATTTCTAAATGAACTTGATACCAAGAAACTTGTAATGGTTGGAGATATTCTTGATGTGCATTGTATGGAAAAGTACAATA